TTATCCGTGATAATTCACGCCTTTTTTATCCGCTTTCTTCTTCCCTGATGCTTGCCCTTTCGCGGAGATATCCGTGGCCAGAGAAAGATTCAGCGTAAATCCCTGCCCCGGTGCCAGTGAAAATTCCACCGACTCTGCCTGCCAGTTATGATCCTCGCGTACCCCAAAGCCCTGCGTGATAAAACGCATTTCCGCCCCCGCTTTCAGCAGTGCGGGCCTGCACGGCAACGTTATCGTCATCTGGCGTCCGGCTTTCTGCACACGTTTAACCTTGGAATCTGCACAGTGTTTTGCTGTGTCCTGATCCGGCTGGGTGAATGGATGCCGCTTGTCTGTGGACTCCACATCCACTTTAAATTCACGCGTTCGCCCGTCGACAGGGGAGTAATATCTGACACCCACTTTTCCTTTTTTTGTTGTTCCTTTTCCGCCTCCGGATGCCCCCTGCCGATCACCCTCCCGGTAATCCCAGTCTGACACCATGTCCGGTGTGATGGTCATTACAGGGGCATCCCTGCCTCCGGTACTCTGCGATGTGCCATACTCCAGAAATAACCAGTAACCGTTCGTCGGTTTACTGGTGGCACCGTACATACCTGCAAGCCGGGAAAGCAGGGACGCATCCGATTCAGATGACTGCATCACCCACGGAATACGGATTTCCGCCAGTGCCGGCGATACCCGTGCCACCAGATTATTTTCAGTGGCGATGGTTTTCACCAGGTCCCCCAGCGTGACATCGCTGAAGGCACGGGTTTTCAGTGCGGTCACATCTGCGCCATGTCTGGACGCATTCATCGGCGCTGCCGTGGCATAAATGGTTATCCGGCGCGGCGGACCGCCACTTGCCACCTGGCAGACCGTAAAACTGCCCTTATTCACCAGATTTCCGTTGAATCCCAGTCCCAGCGTTAATACCGCGCCTTTTGGTGGCAGCGCCATCGTCTCACTGAACAGCGTTATCATCAGTTCATCGGACCGCTTTGTGGCCGCACCGTTATCGGTGTAACGCAGTTCCGCCAGGCCGCGTTTTATGGCCTTCGTGATATCCTTACCTTCTGCTGTCAGACTGAAATCCGGCAGATATTCATTCAGTCCCATAACTGAAACGTCTCCTTTTCCTCCGGTTCATATATCCAGTCCGGTAACACGATTTCCACACCTGCCGGATATACCGGACCAAGATCAGCCAGTCCGGGATTGGCTTCCAGTACCGCCGCCAGTGACTGGTTAAGTCCGGCGCTGCCATAGTGTCTCTGGCAGATGTCATCCAGCATATCGCCGTCAGTGGTCCGCCAGTTTTTCGCCATAATATTTCAGCTCCAGTGTGAACGTTTTATTCTTCGGCGCACCGCCGGGAAGAAAGGACGTGGTGTTATCTGAATAAGCGGTAGCCACGAAATACCCCATCACATCGCCTGTGCTCGAGACCAGAAGGTACGGTGCCGGATTGTCATCCACCATCTGAACCAGTGTATCAAGGGCATCCATTCCCACGCCGTCACGAAATCCCGCATGAACCATCCCTTCAAGGGTTATTGCTCTGGCTCCTTTGCCGGTATACTGCAGCAGGTCGTTTTTTCCGATAAGCTGCTGTTCATCCCACCGCCATTCCATGGTGCGCTTCATGGCGTTATACGCTGCCGTATCGATACTGAATTCAAACTCACCAAACGACAGCATGACGCGGGAAGCCACCTCCGTTAATGAGCCCACTGCGTCCCATGCTTCGCGCTCAAGCCGGTTTACCCCCCAGCCCAGTAAATCCACCATGTTCACCCCCAGAATGCATCACCATCGGTCATACGGGAACGCTGACCAAAATGAATATCCCCCAGATTTTTCGTCACCCTGTCTGCCAGTTGTCCGGCATCCTCGCCGGGTTTCTGGGTGATGTTAAATTCTGCCCGTATCTGATATGTGGGTTTAACCTCCACCTGGCTGATACTGCCGGGGGTATACTGAAGTGCCGAAAGGCGATCCGTGTTTTCCCTCCCCTGACCTGCCGCAGGAAGTCCGTCAATGTAAGCGCGGGATTTTTCTTTTATCGCATTAAAATCAGGTTCATCCTTCGGTCCCAGCAAAGGGTCGAGAAATGCATCAAACTTTTTATCATCATGATTCCAGGGAAGGTAACCGCGGGTATCTTTATAGGCCTGTACAACCTGTTTCGTCAGGTCCGGATTTTGCCTGAGCAGTTCTTCAAACCATTCACCCTGACCGTTTTTCTGCGCCACCGCTCTCGCCATCTCCGGCGACGCCATTTTTGCCAGATATTCCAGTACTTCTCGCCGGTCCTGACGCGGATCATCTGTCAGCCCCCACTCAATCGCTTTCTGCGTTATTCCAGCCAGAACTTTTCCGAATTTCCACATCCACGCAGCCATGTCGATCAGCGCCGGCAGGGCATCATCACGGATAAATGCCCGGATTTTTTCCAGTCCACCATCCTTAAACCAGGCCGCAAGGTCATCCGTCACCTGTTGAATATGTGGTGCCAGTTCATTACCCAGTTGTCCGCTGATTTCATCAATGGACGAACTCAGAACACTACGGAGATTTGACAGCGCCATATGCCCCTTGACTGCGCCGTCTGCTCCTTCCTTTGTCACCAGGTTATAGCGTTTCTGCTCACTGATAAGTTCCCGGTAAGTTTTTCCTGACAGACGCATCCAGGTCAGAATTTTATTGGCCTCACCACCAAACAATGCATCTGCCATCCCGGCAGCCACCTGTTCATTTTCCACCTGCAGTAAACGATCAAATAAAAATTCCACCTGCTCCTGGTTGCTTTTTCCGGCCATCACACCCGCTTTCAGCCCCAGCGCACCAAACACCTCCTGAATGGCCCCTTTATCCGTGGCACCATTGTTATCGTCGAACACCTTATTCCGGTATTCCTCAAACAGATCACCAATGTTTTCGCCGTTCAGTCCCATCAGCCGGGCCAGTGAATCCCACGCCGCGTAGGTTTCATAATCCACCCCGTAACTCCGGGCTATTCCTGCCCGCTCTGCCGTCTCCGTATTCCGGTTCAGCACGGCGGTGGTACCGGCGGCCAGTGTCAGTCCGGTCCCCACTGAAAGCCCGGCTCCGGTTTTCAGTACACTACCGATACGCCCTTTCCAGCGGGCCAGACGATCAGCGCGTGCCAGCTTACGGTTAAATTTGTCCTGCTCCCCGGTGGCATCATGTATTTTTTTGCCCAGCTTTTCATACTGCTTTCGCAGATCGGTAATATCCTGCCCGGCCAGTACACCGGCCTGAATTTTTCGTTTCAGTACATCCTGCTGGCGCGTCAGACGTGCCACTTCCCGTGTTGCTCCGGAAAGCCCTTTTTTCAGTCCTTCGACTGAATTTCGCCAGGACGGATCTATCGTGCCGCCGATCCTGATATTCGCTTTAAGGTTATCGCCAACCGTTGCCATAACGTCGTTTCCTCTCTTCCGACTCCGCCAGCATCATTGCCACAAAATCCGCATATGGCAGCGCCATCACCTCACAGGGAGACCAGCCAAACCAGGCACCGGCGCGCCGTATCGCTGTCAGGATGCTGTCTTCTTCCGCCGGACCGGCGGCAGCAAAAAAACATTAAACTGCCGCTCCAGGGCCAGGTAATCACACGCTTCCATGTTCATCATGTCCGCCGCGTTCATCCCGCACAGTCCGGCTATCATGTCCAGATCGGCCTCGGCTTCCGGTTTGGTGCTCCGTCGATGCAGCAGCCTGTCACGGACGGTGGGCGCACGCATGGTGACACACGTGATCATCTGCCCTGATGTGGTGACATACGGCACGGATAACACAATTTCCACACTGCTGGCAGGCACACTGTTTTTTTCTGACATAAACGTCTCCTTAAAAAAAGAAAAGGCGGCATGTGCCGCCTGAATGACAGGATACGGAAATTAAACCCGGATAATTTTTTTCAGATCCGACAGAACATTCACGCCGTTAATACGGCGCACAAATTCCTCCGGAATAATGCAGATGGTTTCCACACCGTCGACAACCTGACGGTAATAACTCAGCGACATTTCCACCGTCACCGAGGCATCTGCCTGTGATGTCGACGGACGCGCATCCGGCGTGATACTGGTGATCATCCCCTGCAGGGTTTCCACCTGCCCGCTGGTCGCATTCCCCACCCGGTAAGCCTGGCGGACAACGATCTCCGGTGAATAAAGCCCGGCCTGTAATCCCAGCAGCGTCAGCATGGAGACATCGTAACCATAAATCTTAAATGAGCAGGTCAGCGCTTCCATGCCGTCATCCACTGCCACCGGTGCATCCATTGCACCGGTTTTGATATCCACTGTTGAGATATTAATGGCAGGCGGCGTGTATTCATGCGCCCCCTGAAGACGGATCCCACCAGGCAGAAACAACGTCCAGCCACGCAACAGTTTTTTTTCACCTGTGTTCATACTGTCAGTTCCTCCTGTGCCAGTTTATTGTTGATCATTGTCCGCAGCGTCAGACGCTCCAGTGGCGACTTTGGTCCGAAGTCATAGTCGATATACAACCACCCGGCTGCCAGGTTTTCTGCCGTGTTCAGTTCATCATTCAGCCAGGCGCTGCCACCGTGGATCGCTCCCAGATTTTTAAGCTGACGCATATACGCATTAATACTGCCAAGAATGTCGTCCGCCACATCCCGATCAAGCGGACGATCGACATAAGGCAGCATGGCCTCCTGAATGCTGTCCTCAATCACATCAGCCGTACGGCGCACAGACTCAAAACGCAGCTGGCTGTGGGATGAACACAGGCGGTTACCCCAGTGTTTAAAACCGTCATGCCGGATAATGGTGGAGATGTTTTCCATGTTCAGCAGGTTGGCCGTGCAGTTCTGCTCCCCGAGAATAAATGTGTCCACCTGCTCCAGTCCGGTGATATTCATCACGTCCTGGTTTGATTTGGACCACCACCATCCTTTTTCGTAATCAATACGGGCACGCAGCCCGGCAGCGCGTGCCGAATACGGACGAAATACCGTCTGCCCGCTGTCATCCGTTACTGACACTCGCGGACGCAGCAGCTCCACGCGACCGCCAAAGGATGCGCGACGCTGAACCACATCCTGCGGCGTTGCCATTGATGGCGAGTCAACATAGGCGACGGCCCGCAGCTTCGCGGCATACGTTTCCAGCGCCTTTGCCACGCCATCATCCTCACTGTAACCCGTGGCAATGAGGATGCGCGGCTGGTAGCCTGTTTTTCCCTTGCTTTCCGTCAGTGCTTCCATGGCCTTAATCACCGCCGCACGTTGTTCAGCCTCTTTCGCTTTCGGTTTACTTTCCGCACGCACCACAATCACCAGAGCACCGGTCTGGTCAAAAATATCTCGCAGAGCCGGATACAGTGTCCCGGCGGCCCCCAGTTTTCCCGCCTGAGTAATGGCCCCTGCCACCACCGGTGTATTAACCGGGAACGCCTCATCTTCCCCGCCGGATAACGTCAGGCTGAACGGCGGCACCACATGATTTTCAGCGCCTCCTGCATTCAGGGTACTGACCGCCGCCGTCACAGGTGAATCACCCAGCGCATTCACCACTTCAGTCACACGGTCCACAGTCGCGTTAACCTGGCTGTGTTCATCCGTCCCCAGTGTTATCGTCAGGGTCGTACCTTCCAGCGTGGCCGTAGTCTGCGCACTTTGTTCTGTGGCCGCGACGGCAACCACCGAAATCTTATTGCCGGCCCGCCCTTCCTGTTTCGCCGTAAAATCCAGCGCCGTTCCCAGCAGCCACGATCCGGTAGTACCGGAAGCACACACACCACCGGAAGCATCCGGTGCTGTCCCCACCAGACCAATCACTGCCGTGGAGATGGTCTGCACGGCAACCGTTCCTGTCGTCAGTTCAATGGTTTCAACACCATGTAGTCCGGACATACATTTCTCCCATAAAAAAACCGCCCTTAAAGGCGGTCTGTTGATTCACTTTTTTTCAGATATTTTGTGGTGATTCAGGCCAGACAATATTGTCGTAAGCTGTCTTATCCGCAATAGTGCTGAAATCCATCGCCTGTAATTCCTTTGCATAAACACGCCAGGCTTTCAGCTTTTCTTTTTCTTCATCACTGATGATCTCCAGAAGTAAATCCGTCTTCTTATCGGATATTTCCCGTTCGGCAATCGCGGTAAGACAAGCACGCTCCGCCTCTGCCTGCTGCCGGTAGTCAACAGGGACCGCCAGTACTTCACCATCTTTATAATACCAGCGGGCTTCAATACAAAATCCTTCCGGTAGTTCATCCACTTCCACAATGGTGAAGCCCACCGGGTAAAGCCGGGATACATCTTCCGCCATGGAATAAATCACACCGGTTTCAGGATGAATGCACAATTTGTATTTCTTCGTGAATTTACCCAGTGAATTGTAAAAATCCTGCCCGTCCTCACTGCGAAAATACTGAATCCCTTCCCCATAAGGCATGCCTTCAGGGTAATAACGCGTAACGTTTCTGAGTTCCATTACTGGCTCCTTTTATTAACCCGATACAGAGCGCCATGCACCATTGATATAAATCTGCGCAGCCTTGTAGTAAACACCGCTGATGTTATCGGCAGAATTGCTGCCTGTTTCCTCCACAATAATCCCTGAAATCGTACATCCGGCAGGAGCCCGGAATGTCCAGCTCGTTTCGTTATTTGCAGGTTTGTAAACCACCTCTGCGGTGTACTCCCAGTTCTGTATATAACGCGCATCAGATTCAGTTTTTGTGTAGTACTCACCTTTTGCCTGAAAACGGTTATCGGACTCGGTCTTTGAGTAATATTCCCCTTTGGGCTGGAAACGGTTGTCGGATTCCGTTTTCGTGTACACCTCATCCGCCATGGCGTAATTGCCCGTCGGCTGGAACTGATTATCTGCTTCCGTGGTACTGTAAACATCAAGATGCATCCGCCCCCGGGCCTGTGCTTCTGCACCTTTTTCTGCAATTTCCGCCAGGTCTTCACTGATGCGCAGATAACGCCTGTCGCCGGCATCCTGCGTCAGCAGCATCCTTTCCGGGTCAAGTAACAGCGTCACACTCTCTGCGTGCGTCAGTTCCAGTACCGACGTCACAATGACCTCCTTGATGACCGAGTCGGTCTGGTCAGGAAGGTACGTGTCCGGATAAAGGCCATAAGCAATCAGGGTGCCCGACTGGCTGACCAGACCCAGCTCACGGAGCGTTTTCCCCGGATAGGTTTTGCAGTCAATCACCACCTGCCCGCTGATAAAACCGTCATCTGTGGTACCGGAGGCGAAAGGTTCGCGACCGAACTCCCCTGCCAGTGACGTCATGGCAGCCAGTTCATCCGGTGTGGATGGCAGGAGCCGGTTTCCCCCGTCACCGACAGCCACCGCCTCAATGGTGACCACATCACCGGCCTGATAAGCCGCCTCTATTTCTGCCGCACCGGCTACGGTCAGGGTTAATCCTGCTGGCATCGTTTTCTCCTGTCATTCAGTCCGTCAGTAACGGACAGTCATCAAAACAATATGCTGAAGTCACCGGTGACGGAAACTTCGCCAGAAATTCACTTTTGCTGCCCGTCACGTTACTGCACCCGTCGAAGAGATACGCCAGCGAGTAACCTTCAGGAAAGGTCTGCGTGAAGAGAGTGTTGATATCCACCGCCAGCGATGAACATTCACGGAACATCCAGTTCACTGACCCGGCTGTGTCGCCTGGCTTCACAATATCCGGTGGCACGCTGACCAGTGCGCTGCAGCCATAAAACATCTTTTCCGCCGATTTCAGTGAAGGACAGTCCGCAAACAACGCATCCGGTATTCCGGTCAGGGATGTGCACCCGGCAAAGGTTTCCCCGGCGCTTATCAGCGCCCCGCAGTCCCGGAACGTGTCTTCCGGGACCGTGACCAGACGCCTGCACGCGCTGAACAGGCCCGTCGCGGATGTCAGTGACGTACAACCGGACAGAAGCGCCCCTCCCGTGGAGGTCAGGGCACTGCATCCCTCAAACACCCCGCTCACATATTTCAGTGCCGTACAGCCGGCCAGAAGACGGTCACCCGTGGTTGTCAGGGTCAGGCACCCCGAAAAAACGTTATGGGCAGACGTCAGGGCAGTACATCCGCTGAACACCTCATCGCCCACAGTGCTCAGTGCCGTACAGTCCAGAAAAGCAGAGTCGATATTCCCGCAGTTTGTGGCATCCGCGAACAGACCGGAAGGGACTGTGGTAAGTGATGAACAGCCTCGAAATGCCACCTGAGCCGTGCTGATACGGCTCCTGATGGCACTGAATAATCCGTCAGGAATCGACACCAGTGCTGCGCAGTATGCAAATGTGCCATACAGGCTGATGTTATCGGTACCTTCACAGGCAGCAAACAGGGAATCCGGCAGGGCGACCAGCGCCTGACAACTGTAAAACGTCTCATAAAAATTCGTGGCCGCGCTGCATCCCTCAAACAGATTTTCCGGTATGGACGACAGCGCATAACAGAGACTGAATGCCCCCAGAAAATTTGTTATACGTCCACAGTCCGTAAACAGCCCAGCCCCGACCGTGCTCAGCGTTCTGCATCTGTAAAACGCCTGCGCCGCACTCACAGCAGCATCACACCCGACAAATACCTCATCGCCGGTTTCCTCCAGGGCTGAACAGTTGGCAAAAACCTGACTGAACGTGGTGCAGTTCACCGCACCCGCGAACAGACGGGCCGGTACACGGGTGAGGCCCGCATACATGAAGGCGTAACCGGCATTGCTGATTCGCGCCTTCACCGGCTCAAACAGTCCCGTCGGTACCGCAGTCAGCGCCGTGCAGTAACTGAACACCTCAGCCAGAGTTATCTGTGATGTGCCGTCACGGATGACAAACACATCCTCCGGCAGGGTGGTAAGTTTGGTACAGTTACGAAAAGTACCACCAAACGAGATCACCGACACGCAGTCATAAAACAGTCGTGACGGCAGCGTGGTCAGTGCCTGACAGTACTGAAAGGTCTGATAAAATCCCGTCACCTGCCCGAGCCCGCTGAACAGGTCATCCGGCAGCGTTGCCAGCTGGCGACAGTATGCAAAGGCCATACTGAAACTTTTCGCACTCACCGCTCCCGTGAACAGTCCGGCAGGTAACGCCGTCAGCGCCGTGCAGCTGTAACACAGGCTGGCAAAATCCGTGGCAGAGACCGCCGCCCGGAACAGGCCTCCCGGCAGACGGGTCAGGCCCGTGCAACCGTAAAACAGGGAGGCGAACGTGGTAACCAGGCCTGCGCTGTCAAACAGCCCTGCCGGAATTTCCCCGAGCGCGGTACAGCCCTGAAAGGCACTGACAAACGTGGTGACCTGCGGATTGTCACTGAACAGATCGCCCGGTAGTGTTGCCAGTGAAGTGCAACCATAAAACACATGCGCAAATGAAGTCACCGCCGGTGAACCGGAAAACAGGGCATCTGGCAGCGCAGACAGGGACGAACAATTGCTGAAGGCATAGGCATATGTTGTGACATTCGGCAAATCACCCAGTGCGCCGGGATGAATTTTATTCAGGTCTGCCTGCCCCCAGGCAAATTGATACATACTGCTGCGATCACTGCTTATCCTGATCAGTTCCTGTAAAGGGGCACTTCTTGCTCTGCCGGAACGGTAAAAACACAGACTGTCACATCCCTTCACAGTCAGGCTCATCACAGTGCCTGCAACAATCTCTCGGGTGGTATATACTCCCTCATCCTGAAGGGTATAGTCGCAGGAATCGACACCATCGCCATAATCAATGGTGAATCCGTCTGCATGAGCAAAAAACAGCGGCTTACTCGCGTCATCGACACGAACCATGAACCGAGCCTCCGCCACCACGCGAACGGTCACCGTTGCCGCCACGCCATTCACAGTGGTCAGCACCACGCTACTCTGTCCCCGGCGCAGCCCGTGAAGATGCAGTGCGCCATCCCGTACCGTGGCTGTGACCACTGTGTCACTGGTTACTGTGGCCGTAAAGCTTTTGTCATCTGCCCCTGCCGGCAAAATGGTTACCGGGATCACTTTTTGCTCCCCGGGAAGAAGCATCACGTCGCTTTCTGCCGGAAGGATACTGCGGGCATTAAGGCGATTCTTTAGTATTTCGGTGGACGAAATATATCCCGCGCCATACACCTCACCGCTATGGCGTCCGTAAATATGAACACTGAACCAGCTGCGCAGATTTTTGGCTCGGAGCACCGCATGCTTCAGATCCTGATGATCATTCATCAGCACCGGTAAATCCTTCTGCTCCACGTTCAGACGAAAGGTATACGGTTCTCCGGGTGGGTTCAGCTCATACCACTGAACAATCTGCGACCGGAAGGGACTGTCAGCCAGCGACGCCATCAGCGCCGCTTTTGTCCCCCTGTGACGGTGGATGTAAGCAGCACGTTTAATCGCCGCCCGTTTTTCCGCCTCAGTCCAGTGCTCACTCCAGGTATCCACTGCCATTTCCCAGGCCAGCCATGGCAGCAATTCCGCCGGACATAAGTCGGGATTTTTTACATAGCGGATCAGACAGACCGCAATTTCCGCCAGCATATCACCGGCAGTACTGTCCACTACCCGCTCTGCCAGGCTGGCGCTGACCGGAAGTATGCTTCTGATTTTGTCATTCATCAGTTGTCTCCAACTTGTTCAGCGTGACTGAGCGACACCATGGTGCCTGTCCCATTACCGGAACAATATCGCTGGCCGGTGATTTCAGCACCACTGTAATCACACCCGTCTGATGCAGGGCTCCGTCCATGCCGGAGCAGGACGCCACAGAACCAATCCGGTGAACACTGTCGGTATATGTCTGCAGCGCCTGGCGGGCATTATTCATCACCAGTTCACCATCCAGCCCGTAGGGAATTTGAATATCTGCCACCACATCGTAGGGAATAATGTCTGCCGCACGGACGCTGACAAAATCCGTCAGAGGCCGGATTTCATCATCATTGACTGACGCTGCCACCTTATCCAGCAGGGGTTGTGATGCCGTACCGTTTCCGGTTCGCGATAACACATAAAGAAAAACACGCCCTTCCTGTGAATGCGTTTCCGGCCCGTAGGCTTTCACATCCAGCACATCAGGATCAGCACTCTGTGCAAAATAGTGGTAGGCGTTTTTCGCGCCCGCGGTACTGAGTCGTGCCCATGACAACTGGATACGTTCGCGAAAAGCATCATCATCTTCATATACCGCAGGCATGGGCGGAATAGTGCTGTCGTCTGCCGGGGTAATCACCAGACGTTGCACCTGAAAATTCGCACCAATCTGATCCAGGTCGTTCTTCCGGGCGCTCGCAAGCAGTACCCCCCGGACAGCATCATTGACCTGCTGGCGCATCAGCGCCACCCGAAAAGCCAGTGCCTCTGCCCATTTATACGCCGGATCGGATTCCACCAGGGCCGAAAACAACGTGTCCAGTTCCTGATATTTCGCCACTATCTGAGTGACCAGCACAGCGGTGTCCGGCACCTCTACCGCATCCGGTACTGGTATCGCGGACAGATCAATGATTGCCTGAGACGTTGCCAATTTTTATCTCCTCAAGTCGAATCGTTTCCTGTGTCTCGTTGTTCACCCCGACAAGCGTCAGCCAGGCGCTTCCTTCTCCTGTCCATGTCACCTCCACCCGCCGGAGGGTCAGGCGGGGTTCCCAGCGTTCGAGGGCAGTTGCCGTTTCACGGACAATCCTCACCCGTGTGAAATCATCCTGCGGGTTATCAAGCAGACTGAATAACCTGCTGCCGTATTCCCTGAGAAGAACACGGCTGCCGACCGGTGTTGACAGAATATCGGTGACGGACTGACGCAGATGTTCGTTACCGTGCAGATATCTGCCGGTGGCGGAATCAATACCAATCATGTTGTTTATTCCGGAAAAAGAACTGAAAGGAGATTACATTTGCTGACCAGGCTGTCCGGTGCTGCCACCACTGTCGCCCCGGTGATTGTGACCGTTATAGACAATTCTGATTTGACTCATCGTTCCGTGATAATCAGAAACCTCACCGCCAACCATCAGATCCGCCTTAACCACCGCCTCAGCATTCATGGTTGCTTTACCCTGTATGGTCAGGGTGTCGGTGATTTCCACCGGACCGTCCAGCGTTCCCCTGCCAGTAATTTTATAGCTGCCGCCTTCAGCCAGCGTGATGGACAGGGCATTATCCTTGCGGTCGTAACGGATCTCCGTTCCGGTATCAAACAAAACGACATGCTCATATTCGCTGCCCGCCGGTACCGGAATGGCGTCAATATTCGCCCCCGGATACACCCGACCGTTACGTAAATCCCCGGCCTCTGATATCACCGTGACCGCATCTCCGGGAGCCGGGTAATTACTGACCTGCATGTAACGCCCGGACTGCACCTGAATCCAGGGCAACGGGGGCGAAAGCGCATCCCCGATATCCACCCGGACCATCACCGGGCTCCCCGGGATCACCTCCACCACCACACCGCGCCGGACCATATCCGCCACCCGGCGGCGCAGCTCCGCCACCTCATCCGCCAGACTCATCGCCGGTAACCTCCGCTTTCCAGATAAGACGATAATCCTGCACATGCTTTTTACCGGTTTCCGGTACTTTCCCCAGCCAGACTTCCTGTAACGGTGCCCCTCCCGGAACCGCGAACGGATCCGCCCCGACAGGAATATCCTGTTCAAAAGAAACGCGGAAAACGATGTAGTCGTCCAGCAGCCGGTCGAAGGTATCCACCTCAGCATCGATAAAAACAGCCGGATCAACGTTATCCAGCCCGAACGTGGCTCCATCAATCCAGTCAGATAAATCCATTGCCAGACAGCGGGCAAATATCTGCGGTTTTGGCACGTTTTCCGTCTTCCCGGCCCGGTCTGTCACCACAAACAGATCGCATTTCAGCGTGACCCGTGTCTGCCCGTCGGCAAACTGAGCCTTGTCCCAGCCGGGCACATCCACAAACACGGCAGGCGTCACCAGTTGCGTCACTTTTTCCGGGTACTCATCGGCATCTTCCACCCAGGGAATTTGTTTCAGACTGTCAATCACCGCCTGATGCCAGGTTCCCATCATCAATGGCTCTGTCATTCCATCCCCTTAAATACCCGGAATTTCAGTTCATGCTCAAAATTTTTCAGGATCAGTGCTTCCGCATCAGGGAAAACAAAATCCTCTATACGGTTCAGCATGGCTTCATAAATATCAATTTCTGCTTCGCGCACCCTTCGTCGTCCGGATGCCTGCCGGACCAGTACCGTCTTACGTCGTGAAATGCGTCCGCGCCGGTTTTCAGACTCAAATTCATTAATGAAAGCCTCTTCACCTGACCAGGTAGTGACCGGTATTGCCTCCCCGGCAGGTTTAAAACGAATCTCCCTCGCCTGTCTTCGGCGTGTGGCCGGTGCAAAACGTCCCAGTTCATCGCGCAACTGATGGCGTTCACCGCGTCGCCCTCCACTGATACGTCCGCGCAGGTCACGTACTTTGATGGCGTTAAGGCCGAACCACACCTTCGCCTCATCAAACTCATCACCGTTTCGACGAATGACAATATCACGCAGCACACGCCTTCCGATCATTTTCTGACTGCGTGGGGCAACCTGTTTTTTAAACTCTGCCATGGCCTTCATCCGCAGTGCGGACGCGGCTCTTTTCAGCGCCACCCCCCAGGCTTTACGGATCTGGCTTTTTGAACCACCCAGTTTAGCGATAATGCTCAGCACCTCATCCTCGTCAATATCAACGACGAGGTTTCGTGCCAGTCGTCGCTGCCGGGCACTGCTTCGTTCATGCTCTCTGACTGCCATAACGTTTACTCGGTCGTACAGGGGCGGCAGGCGTACTTCTTCCAGGTTCTCCCCGCGCGAGGGTAATGGTAATCACACCCTGACCCGCAGTACCCGACTCATCCCAGCCGGGATCGACCACCTGGTAGGGTTCGCCGTGGATTATGACCCTGTCATATTTTTTCAGTCCGGCAACCCATGCGCTCCGGGTAAATAACACCGGCGCAGTATCACGGATTTCGCCGCTGCCTGTGTTCATCCCGGTGTTATCTGCCGGCACATCAAAAACGGCACGGATTTTTCTTTCGGTACCGCCCGGAAATATGCTGATTTCCGTCCCCATCATGTCAAGGATAATGTCATCCGCATCACTCATGGCCTGATCGAACAGATTATCAAACATCATTACTCCCGAATTTTTTCTGCCAGACCGTCCGCCAGCAATGCAGGAACTGCAGCTTCATTAACCAGCACAACACTGGAGGCCCGGGCGAACATCAGCATTTTCCCCGTCACGGCATCACAGGCAGGCATATGTGCCGTTTTCAGCATGCGCACCCGAACGAGTTCCCGCTCAGAATGCATCCCGTCACCGGATACGTCGTTGTCCACCTCTTCCGCCCCTGTCTCCTCCCCATCGAAGCCAGCGGCCTCCTCTTCCCATTCCGCCAGACGCTGCTCAAGATCGGCCTTTGAACCTGAAATATCTGCTTCACGCCCCAGGATCACTGCCAGTTCCTGCAAACGTTCGGTCATCTGCTCTTTTGTCATCACATCTCTCCCGTGCGCTAAAGAAAAAGGCGGGAATATCCCGCCTGACCTTATTTCACCTGAACCACCACAAACACATCCGGATCCGGCAACACCATCAACGGCGCAGACTGCGTCATGGTATATTCGCAACCAGGATCACCCACCTCCAGCCAGTGTTTTGGATAACGAACTGCAGCGGTGATCCCTTCACTCAGCGCCTGGTTATCCTGAATGGCCCCATAGCAACGGACGCCTTCCGCCTGAGTATTCCCCAGAATCAGTGTACCTTCCGGCAGATAACGCTGTTCATCCCCGTTTTCATCGACATAAGCTGTTTTCGCCACCACAATAGCCAGATCGCCGTAATACCCCTTAAAAGAGACCACGGAGCCCAGGTCTTTCAGCGCGGTTTCCAGTTCCGATTTTGAACCACGGCGGATATCCAGTTTTTCACGGAACAGTTTAAAACCATTCAGCAAACGCCAGACCGTGCCGTCCATAATCGCGATATTGATGGTCCCGGAGGCAAAATCGCAGTACGCATCCAGATCGTGCGTTGGATCAAAGGTGTCAGCGTTCTGCTGTGACCACTGATTACCGCCAGCCTGTGTAATGTTATTGGCAGCAGAACGTCCGAAATCCACTTCCACCGTCTCAAACTGCTCACCGCTCATGGTGTACTTACCCTGCAGAATGGCACTGACCGCCTGCATTTCTTCCACCTGCACAATCGCCTGCTCTTCCTGCTTCAGGTTGTCAGTCAGAATACGCAGGCGACGGTAGGCCGGGTCATTAAGACGGGCCGGATCTTCCCCCGGCAGACGTTCCACCGCCTGCTGATAATCCAGGCGGTGTTTTGGTTTTACATAACCGGGACGTAACACGCGGGTTTCACCGCCACGGCTGCGCAGCACTTTGCCTGACACCACCGGAGAGACATATGCCGCAACCGGCGTTTTGCCGGTAATTTTATCCAGCATCACTTCCTGAGTATGGAAAGTGATCGTGCGGCGAAAAAAAAGCTCCAGAAACAGCGCACGAAATTTCACTTTCTGCTCGGTGTAGCCGAGCAACTGACGCGTGGTAAATAACCCCATTATATATTATCCTTCAGAAACACAAACGGGACGCATCGCGCCCCGTTTGTTCAGTTAATCACTTCACCATCAGGCGTGACTGATGGCACTTCCCACAAATGCGTTGGCTTTTTTCACCGCATCCACCGAATCAGGCCAGACCAGCGATTCAGTGGCAAACGTACCGCTTTTGTAATACGTCAGTGTGGACTCGGACCCGGCAAGCGCCAGAGCCAGCACACCCACAGCCGTTCCGGCTTTCTGACCATCCCAGACCACCAGTTTGCCGGTGGCATCATCCAGCATCAGTGGCGTCAGTGCAGGTGTGGCGGCACTGATACCACTGGTGGCGGTTGCGGTATGCGCCGGCTCGCTTCCGGCAAAAATGTGCACATCCGCGCGCTTTTCTGTGGTGGTTTTAATCATTTTTTCAGTCTCCTGATTTATCTGAATCACGGATACCGCTTACGGCATACTCATCAGCAGATCTTCTTCTCCGTGCCCGGCAGTTCCGCCTCCGGAAACCGCACTGGCGGCATGCTGTGCCATAAAGCGATCAAAAAGTGTTTCCTGTGACGGCTGTGATGCCGCCGGTGCGGCTGCCAGCAACGTTTTCGCCTGCGCCACCGTCATTCCCGGTTGTTCTGCCAGCACCTGTGCAAGTTGCTCGCGCCCTTTCGCCTCGGGCAGTGTCATAATCTGCTCGCCGACACTTGCAGAACCAGCAACCGGTACCGCCGCCAGTAACGTTTTTGCCTGATCAACGGTCATTCCCGGCTGTTCAGCCAGCGCCTGTGCGAGTTGTTCACGCCCTTTAGCTTCCGGCAGCGCCATAATCTGATCGCCTGTGCCTGCAGCACCGGCAGCAGGAGCTGCTGCCAGAAACGCTTTCGCCTGCTCCACCGTCATCCCCGGTTGACCTGCCAGCATCTGTGCCAGTTGCTCACGCCCCTTTGCTTCCGGCAGCGCCATAATCTGATCACCCGTGCTGTCAGTACCGGCAACCGGCGCTGCTGCAAGCAACGTTTTCGCCTGCTCAACCGTCATTCCTAGCTGGCCTGCCAGCATCTTCGCCAGTTGTTCGCGTCCTTTCGCCTCCTGACAATTCAGGATCCCCATCACGCGCTGATTTTCCTGGACCACCGCTTCAGCAACGGTCAGATTTTTAACTGTCATCGTTTCCTCCTGTGTAACAGATTCATTCAGTGCAGAAACCATCACTTCAACGGCATCTGCAGCATTAATCAGTTGATCAGCCAGGCCAGCATCAATGCCTGCCTGACCGTCATAAACGGCTGCTTCGGTATTCATCACCGCCTCAGCGCTCAGCCCCGTATAACGTGCCACCTTGTCGACAAACATCCGGCGGGCCTCATCAATACGGCGCTGGAAATCCGCACGCACACCTGCCGGCAATGCCTGAATACTGTTGCCGTCAACCTTGTGCCGCCCGGAGTAAATCAGCGTGATGTCCACCCCTTCTTGTGCCAGTTGTTTCTCGTAACTGGTGTGCGCCATCATCACACCAATCGAACCAATTTTTGCTGTCTGCGTGACCAGCCGACGCGTACAGGCTGCCGCCAGCAACATGGCGGCTGAACAGGCCATGTCATTGCACAGCGCCCAAACGGGCTTCTGTTCCCGCAGGCGGTAAATCATGTCAGCACAGTCAAACGCCCCGGCAGCCTGACCGCCCGGGCTGTCGATATCCAGCAAAATGCCGCGCACATCCGGATCATTCACCGCCATCTGAAGGCGGGCCGTCAGGCCGTCATAGCCGGTCATGACGGAGTAAGGCCGCAGGGTACCCAGTTTATGCACCAGCGTGCCGCTCACCGGCAGAATGGCGATGCCATTCTTCACCTGGTAACTCTTTGCCGGACGCTGACCGCCCGCCATATAGTCAGTCACAGCCAGTTGCATACCATCAGCATCAAGCTGAACAGCCTGCTGAGGAACGGCAAGGCTGCCGGCCCCTATCTCTTTACCCAGCGCGCAAAAGAAAACCCGCGCATAGGCGGGCTCCAGTAAAAGCGGCTCATTAAATGCCATGGCGGCAATATGCGATAAATTACGACGCATCGCCTTTTCCTCCCGTTGTCTGTCGGATCTGCTGCTGAAACGTATCCTTTATCCAGATGGGGCGGGGAAGACCAGCCGCCTGTCGCTCCTGGCTTTCACGCAGTTGCTGGCGGAAAATCTCCTGATAGTCATCGCCCATCAGAGCCAGCTCTTTCTCGTACGTGCTTAAACCACCTTCAATACGCATCACCGCTTCCTGCACTTCCTTAAGGCCATCAATCGCCATGCGACCGGCACCAATCCACTCGGCACGACACCATCCGGAACGGGCCTCCCAGAATGAAAAACGGGATTTCGGTGGGCGGATCACTCCGCGAATAAGGGCTTCCTCCAGCCAGCAGGCAAACATCTGTGACGCCAGCCGGCTGGCCACAAATTTTCGTTTCCCCATAAAATACCGCCACGACTCATTGGCGGATGCTCTGGCACTGGAATAACTGACCTGTGAATAATCACGGGAGAGCTGCTCATAGGACACGCCCAGCCCGGCAGCAATGTAACGTAACAGCGCCTTTTCCAGTTCAGAGAAACCATTATCCGCATTCTGTGCTGTCTGCAGATTCAGTGAATCCCCCGGATAAAGATGCGGAATACGAACCCCACCCATCCTGACCGTGTTGGTGGCGTAATAGCGCGCATAGCCTTTCATGATGGTGTTCAGGGGATTTTTACCGCCATCTCCCACCCCGGCGATATATTCAAATGCTTTTTCCGAATCCAGTGTGGATTCAATCGTCGCGGCATACATCGCCCGCACCACCGCCGACTGCAGTTGCGTGGCCTGCAATGTGTCGAGCATCTTGAGGCGCTCCATCACGGAATAAAACTGGTTGGCCCCGCGCGTCTGCCCGTCCTCCTGCGGCTGAAACACATGGATCATTCCCGGTCGCCCGGAGGGCAGCGTCGCCGCAATCCGTGTCCAGTTGCTGACACCGTAGCCAGGCCAGTCATCGTCCTGAACATGATAAGCCATCGCCTTTCCGTGACGGTTGATTTCCACTCCGGCACGCATAAAACGATCGCCGATGCCATAACCGGGCGTACTGACGCGCTTCGGACTGATGGTCTTGAATTTTGTTCTGAATAATGACGTGGATTCCGTATCCCATACGGGCTGGACAAAAATTTCACCGTTAAACGTATGAACGCCCACCCCTTCACGAATAAATTCGGTAAACGAGCGACGCCCTTCCACATCCATCGAGCCAAACACCGGATCGCAATATTCCATCCACGCCGCCTCCACATCTTCAATAAAGGCATGCGAATCAGCTTCTGACATCCCCAGCCAGCGCCAGTTGGGTCGGTAGCTCAGGCGAAACATGTGGCCGACGATATGGTCTTTATGAATTTCCACAGCATTTGCGGCAATACCGTTGTTACGGACCAGATCATCCGCACGGGCGTTACCCAGCTGAATGGAAGGTAAGAGCGCCACATCGGCGCTTTCCGGTGCTGGCAACCATTCAGCCAGTTGCCCTCCGAATCCGGAGCCACCACCGGAATATCCCAGACTCTGCCGCAGAGGCTGTCCATGAAGATCCACCAGTTCCCCGCTCACAGTCGTACTCCTGCAGGGCCACGGCGACGACCGGATATTCCAAGTGCGCTTTCAATTTCCTCTATATATCGCCGCAACTCATTAATCGTCGCCCGCGAATACTGCACCTGTCGTCCGTTCTTACTGACAGAAGCCACCGCACGCCCGATCATCAGCTCATGCAGCGCACGACGCGCTTCGCAAAGCATCTCATGTGTATAAATCATCACTTATCCTCCACTCAGTGCAGCCGCGATCTCTTCCAGACTCATATCATCCTCATCCTGCTCGTCTCTTCGTGCCCGGGCCAGTGCCTCAAGGTCCAGTTGCCATCGTTGTACTGAAATACGCAGGGCAGCATAGGCATATACCAGGCAGTCGAGGGCTTCATTGCGTCGCCCTTTTTTATCCCACAGCAGTTTCACCCTGCCATTAACCACCTTTTCCACCAGTTCTTCCGCCACGATTTGACGTGCTTCTTCTTCCGAAAAAATGTCCGGGTTATCCGGAAAACGGAAGGTATACGGGGCGGCTTCACTGGCAGAAACCACCGGCAGGGCAAAACGGGCGTACAGCATTTCCTTGACGGTATCGGAGCCAACCTCACACAGAAACACACCACGCTGGTTGCGCTTTTTGGGCATGGTGATCACCGGCTTGCCGTACACCGATGCACCTTTAATGGGAAGTACAAAAAAAGTGCCGTGTTTTCTGGAACGCTGATACACAATGTCCTGGTCGATACCACCGGTATCCCAGCAGACGCGGGAAATGGAAATTTCAGTACCGTCAGCATGGCGGTATTTTTTCCTGATCACCGCATCAACACGTTTAAGGGTGTCCTCATCTTCCGGTCGCCCCATGACAATTTGCTTGTCAATCAGAAAGGCTTCTTCGCCGGGAGCCCAGCCCCAGACATAAATTTCATAGCGGTCTTTCTGGGAGTCGATCCCTGCGGTCAGGTAAACCACCCGCAGGGGAACCTGCGCGCCATAGTGACAGACCTTTTCCAGTAACAACTCAAAACTCAGTTTTTCTGCCACAGCCTCTTCATAGGGCTCCCCGAGCGTGGTGTTAATAAACGTCTTAACACCGTTCGGATCCTTCAGCGCATCCAGCCAGTCATAAACAATCTGTACCCAGGTGGTGAACGGACTGTACGCTGTCCACACGTGGTACGTGATTGAACGCGGTGGCGGCATCTCCTCATCACCGGCGCTGTAAAATGCCAGGCCGTCGTGCGTCCACATCCCGGTATTGTCACAAATCCAGCGTCCGCCGCTCTGGTCAAGTTCTGACTGGCGGATCACACAGCCATTATGTTCACACAGGTAATACACCGTTTCCGGTTTACCCTTCTCCCATTTCAGGCCAAACGGCGTCGCATCATCGCCAAACTTCAGATACTGGGCCTCCCCGCAATGAGGGCAAGGGACATAAAACCGCATGAAATGCGCAGATTCATTCGCGGCTTTCTCAATCTGGCAGGAGCCTTTAATTTTTGGCGTTGAGCCGCGTATGGATTTAGGCCATACCGAGCCTTCGATACGTTTATCGCCAAGCAGCGTCGGCGAACCTTCTTTTTCCACATCCGGTTCAAACGAGGAGAGTTCGTCATAGCAGACCACATCCACAGATTTTTCACGGTAGTTTTTAGCTGCAGCACCGCCCAGGCACCAGAACCCCACGCCGGAGGAAAAACGCTTCAGGGTGAGTGTATTATCGCGGTGCTTTCTTCCCAGCCATGGCGATAACGCTTTAAGGCAGGGGACATCCCGTAGCGTTGCCTCCACATGCGCTTTCATGAAATCTTCAGCTGCAGAATCTGTCGGCTGGAAGAGCAGGCTGTTACGGGATTTATGCTCAATAAAATACCCGACCACGCCCAGCAGCATTTTGGTGTAACCCACACGCGCCGATTTAATCAGATTAACAGTACGGATCTGATCATTCCCCATGCTGTTCATGATGGCGACCTGGAACGGCAGCGTTTTCCATTCCCCCTCACCGTATGACGATTCTTTCGGCAGATAATAATTTTGATCAGCCCACTCAACCGGCGTCACCGGCAGTGCCCTTATCAGTGGCTGTAATGCGGTTGCGACGGCGACCATCATATTATTCAGCTGTTGTTCGGATATATTCATCGAGTAACTCCGGCAATTTATCCCCTGCCCGCGCACACTGATTCGCTCCCTTTGCGATAAGGGTTTTCAGATGATCAATATGGCGCGGGGTTAAATCCGGGAACTGTCGCTGCATGGATAAAGGAATGGAATCAAGCGTACTGGACAATGCCATCGCCAGTTTGCTGAGGGCGAAAACGCAGAACCCTGAATCAATGAGCTTGCCTTCGGTTACCTGATTTTTTAGTTGCTGCGCTATTGCCTGTTCTTCAGTCAATTTCCATCTGGCAATAAGTAATTTTTCTTCGTAATCGCTATTTCCATCGTCATCAGTATCGCTTCTTCCTTTGCGTTTAAGGTATGAAATATAAAAATATCGCCAGGCATCAATATCGTATTCACCACGCTTTCGATTTTTTGGCGCTCCCGGGTGCTTCTGAAGATCCCGCAACCAGCGTTCAGTTATACCAAGATGCTCGGCCACCTCCGCCTGCGTTGCCATACACCCTCTTTAGCTGTTCACTTTACACTCAACTCCGTTTTGACCGCCATTCTTCCCACCAACTGGTCGGACTTCCGTTTTTTTTGATAACTAAAAACAATCTAATCAATTGGTTAGATAATTAAAAACCGGAAGTGGATCCCGGAAAATTTTCATAAATAGCGCGTTTTTGCGCGTATGCCTACCCCCGGTGTTTCAGGTTCTGGAAAGGACCCGCGGAAATAGGAGCAATTATCATTTACGCACACTCTAATACCTGCATTATCGCAGCCCCTCACCATAAAGGGCTGCTGTAATGCCCGTTACTCAGTAACGACCGCGCCTTTCGGTAATTCCATACCAGCAAATACCGGACAACCAGGATGACAATCATCTTCTGTTGCTTCCAGCATTAACTCACCAAACCACTCCGTCGTGGCGCGACCATCAGCTGCTTTGTAGTGGATCAAGTACTGGTTTTCGCCATTCGCATACTGCGCGCGGGCTTTAACCTCACCCCATTCATCACTGATGCGCATCTCCACCAGTTGAGACAACTCAAACTTAAACGGAGCAGCATCAGCACCAATTACAATCGGTTTGTTTTCTGTTTTTTCCATCATCGTCTCCTGATATCGAAGCCCGTCGCCGCACCGGGCGCTGATCAACATTTGAGTATTCGCGGCGACAGAAAGAATTTATTTTATTGAGCAGCTACAAACACAGAATTTCATGCTTTCCGGACGCTGACGCATCCTTCATTTTTCAGCAAAATATTCTGCTCCTACAGGCGATCAGTTCTGCATACACTGTCGGACACTGTCGACAATTTCACAGACCAGAGAAACTGTATCGAAAATCTGGCGCGCCTTATCCAGGCTGACGCATCCCGCCAATAAAAAAGGCACCAGTATCGCTACCAGTGCCCATTTCGCCGCCGTTCGCGGCATTCTGTGTGTCCAGTGTTTTTGGCTCATGTTTTCGTCACCTTTCCCTTTCCGGTACCAGCCAGCACAAAATCAATAAACAAATTGGCTTCATCCACCAGCGCACGAATTTTTGATACGTGTGCAGCCTTTACCGTTTTCCACTCATTCAGGCCGGTACCAAACAGGCTGGCGATGTTTTTATCCCGTTTCATGTCGGCGCAAGCCTGGTTGAGTTCTTCCATCACGCTCAGTCGACGCGGATTAACAACAACGCCCTTTGTCCAGTATTCGTAGAGAACATCGTCACACTCTTCCTGATACTGAATCACCTTGTCGCGGATTTTGGGGTTTACTTTGTTTGGACTGATGGTTTGTAACCAGCCTGCAAGTTTTCGAAGTGGCAGGGACACCATATTGCGTCGTTTCCCATCCTCAGCAACCATAACGATTTCCGTTATAGTTGACGCGAAACGCCGTCTTAACTTAGCCAACTGTGATTGCCATGCCAGCCCCATCCCCTCAACGACAGGTTTCATGGGAACGTATGGTTCGCCGTTATGGTTAACCACATAAAGAGAATCGCCGTGAAACGGCACTGTCATCATATTCATCGGAATTACCTTTTAGTGATGAACCTTGTCTCACAGGAATCCGGCCCACAGAAAGGCACCGACAGCCAGCCGGCTCCTCAAGGGTCATCCTGAAAGGTTCTGTGTTGTGATATGCGCGTGAGATGCGCAGAAAAATTCAGATATGAAAAAGCCCACACGTTTACGTGGGCCGGGCAGTCGGGGTTTTCTTTTCAGTAAATCCAATACTTCACCAACCGCAAAGAGGATTAACCGTTCTTACTGAGTGCAGAGATAAGCATTACAGACCAACACGCTCTTTCATCCAGCCATACACAAACGACTCATTGGCCTCGCGTTTCTCTGCCAGTTCCAGATAACGGTCACCCTGCGTGCAGTTCAGCGATTTCAGTAACACCAGTTCTCCGTCCCTGCCCCGTTTCTGCAGGTATTCACGCAGTGCATTCATGGTTCGCGGCCCGATTCGTCCATCTGCATCCATATCCGGATACAGCTTCCCGCCCTGATTGAACACATTCAGCCAGCGCTGAAGTATCTTCGTCGCCACCGACGGCCCCATATTCACCCCCGTGTCGCACAGTTCAGCAGCAATATCCGGCGACAGATTTGCCACCAGGTCAAATCGCGGGCCATACCAGTAATCCGCCTCGAGTATTTCCAGCGCCTGCCCGCGCGTCAGGTCACGCATATCGCCGCGATATCCGTGAGCGCGGGCGACTTTTTCCGTAATACCCCATTTTGTCGGTCCGCCTTTATCGTCCGGATGATTGACGTAGCCGCCCTCTTTTCCCAGAACTTCGTCAAAAATTTCATCTTTCAACTTCATATCAGCGCCTTCGTAATACAAGGATTTTTGAAACGTTCCCGCGTGCGCGTATCACCAGCACACAGACCAGCAGGTTAAAAAACACCACCAGCCAGTTACCCGGCGGGAAGTGTCCGCACAGATAACTGAGGGGCGCAAAGGCATAAAGCAGCATCAGCAGCCAGGCCAGCCATGACATCAGTGGTTTATGTCTGGAATCGCGACGACGATAAAAAAAGAGCGTCAGCACGATAACCGTGCATAACGCCACATTCAGCAAGCCGGGAAGGTTACTTAACATTGCCACCTCCTCCGCCCCGCAGGCGCGAGAACAGGCCGGATACCAGTGATGCGATATCCTGCTGGTGGATGAACGACAGAATCTTCACCGACACCACTGATACCAGCACTGCACACAATGCGTCGACAGGCGCACTGTTAAACTCTGTATGCTTTACCAGCCAGGATGCCAGAACATCCGCGCCCAGCACGCCGACAATAAACGACACCAGAAAATGCGCTGCCACCCGCCAGGCTGAAAGCGCTTGCGGTATCGTGGCCACGAACAGTGCACCGGCAAATGCGCCAAACACTATCCCGAAATCCGTTCCGGTAAACAGCCCGAATACCGTCGCCCCGCCGAGCGCCGCAGCCGTGCCGGAACCGGATAAGGGTTCAGACATACTTTTTCTCCTGTAAATAAAAAAGGGCCACTGTCGGCCCGTAAAAAACAACACCCCGTCAAAGGCACCCGCAGATACCTTTTGTGTGGTGTTATCTGATGTGATGTGCGCCGGACGTGGCGCGGATATAAAAAAGGCCGCGCAAGTGCGCAGCCCGATGATTCAGAGATTTTCGAACGATTCCTTTATTACGACTCCAGCCTTCTATCTTCGGAAGAGATGCTTTGTCAAATTTCACATCATTCATCTACATTAAAATACTGTCTTTGATGAACTCGCATATCTCGTTAATTTTTGCGTCCGTATCTACGTGCGAAAATGTTCTGGCCTGATAGCCATCAACTGAAATCGTTATGTTGTCGCCATCAAGCAACAGAATCTGTATGCCAATCTTCATGCTTGCAGACTGACGTGGGTTATCATCAACGACAGTCCACAAATCAAATGCAACACCATCCTGAAGCTCTACCCGCAAATCCTCAGGTTTTGTATTGTGCCCATTCCACAAAATATGAACATACGGGCGTTCTTTTCCGTTAATATCGCACCACTGTGAAGCAGGCAATTCCAGAGAATCTTCATAAGCACTGACCAGCTTTTTTTGCTGTATCCCGCAACCGCTGAACATATTCCTGCTCAGCCTTCAGAATTTCGGCCTGTTTTGCTCTGATATCTGCATAAGAGATCACAGCATCAATCCTCTTATGAACAAAGAAACAAGCCGTCATAATAACCGCCAGAAAATACGTGGAAAAGGTCCACAATAGCGAACCATGAAGAAATCGAATAAAAAAACCGCCGGATACGGCGGTTGGTCAATGCAAGAGATACATTCTTAATTGTAATAAAACCGAGGTGTCGGGTGCCTCCCGAAGTATTCCGTCCTGTATGAATACTGTGATTTCCCGCTAAACCGACTCTTTTAACCACCCTCGCTCTGAGGAACACCCCGACAGTGTTATTTACAACACCAGAATGATGCATCACCGCCCCTGCCAGGAAAAACAAAATCTCCACCGATAATGCACCATTCTGCTGTCGTAAAAAATCCAGCACTGAGGCTAACCTGGCCCAAAATCTTAGCCAGAGAACAGGATGCCTTCCCTGCTCCCACGTAATAAAAAATACGCCAGTGCTGCAATAAGGCTTTTGCAAATGTTGGAGCGGGTAGCGGGAATCGAACCCGCATCATCAGCTTGGAAGGCTGAGGTAATAGCCATTATACGATACCCGCATATGGTGTCGACCACCGGAATCGAACTGGTGACCTACTGATTACAAGTCAGTTGCTCTGCCTGCTGAGCTAAGTCGGCACTGGCCCACCACCGAGGACTCGAACCTCGCGCCGTCAACTTAGAAGGTTGATGCTCTTTCCTGATGAGCTAGTGGCGGTTGGTGGCCCTTGCTGGATTTGAACCAGCGACCTGGCGATTATGAGTCGCTCGCTCTCACCACTGAGCTAAAGGGCCGGATCGAAAAATAGTAATCAGATGAAATCAAAAATCAAGCCTTTGCATAGATACATATCTGTCTGGCGGGAAGCCATAATAGCGGTGAAATACAGAGATAAAGTAGGACCTACTTGAATAACCGCATTTTTCTGCTAGAGCCTGTCCATATCCATGCCGGGAACATAACATATTTACAGCAACCCGCATCCGTTCCTCAAGTAACAAATTACTGAACCTGAGACCTTCATCCTTGAGTTTTTTCTTTAACAAGCTCTCACTCATATGCAACTGTAGAGCAATCGCACCAAGCGTCCAGCTTGCTGATATATCTGTTTGAATTATCGCTCTGACTTTGACACTTATACTGGATACACATCCAATTAAAAATAATGACATCCGTTCATCTGATTCAAACAGCGACAGGCAGGCCATCATAAGAAACATATCCGTGATCTCTCCGGAAAATCTCTGGCTGGTAATTAAAGCCGCAGCCAACGCAGGATTGTTGGGGTCCAGCAACAAGTAAAGCGGAATGTCAGTCAGAGGACCTCTTGTCAGCTTATGCTGGCTTTCCAGATATTGACTTACTATAGAATGGCTTATATCGACAATTTTAACTTTGCCATAATGCATAAGGAAAAGCTCCCTGATGCATTTGGTGGCCAGAACGATTGAGCCGGGCTTAAGTGACAACGTATCCTTTTCAAGAAAAATATTAATTGGGGAGCAAACCATGATAACTGAACAGACAACATCCATTATGATTTTACTTTAATTAGCAATTGGTTAGCTTAATTATAGCCCCAAAAAGTAAATTCTCATCAACACATAAGCAAATGACTGACAGGTGCCGCTAACACTCATCAGCCCAGCTATGACAAGCTGAGTTAGGAGTAACTGACAGCGTTCTCGTGGAAGGTAAGCATTCTGCGCACTATCCCCGACCGTCGGGGGTTCGCTGACGCTTAACTCATTAAACACAAATCTGGCGGTTTCTGTCATATCCCGCTGTTTTAACATGTCTTTTACCTTTTCAGGATAACGTGACATACCAATAATCTTGTCGAAAAAGCCAGCGAGCTGAAAACCGGTATTCGCAACCGCCAGCGCGTTTAATATACCACACCGCTTTTGGAGCATAAAAAAAACCGCTCAACGGCGGGTATTACTCAGGAGATTTTAACGCACTCTGACAATGTTAATTTCAAAATTATCTGTATTTGCGCTATTAAGTATAACGAAATTCGTACTACCGTGCCTGTACGATTTAGATAAAACCAGACGATCATCATAGCGTGCAAGAACGTAATACCAGACATTCTCATAGTGGATCGCCTGATACTCCCTCTTAAACTGGGGTTTGTACCAACCGGCAATAAGAGAAAATGTCCAGAAATAAATCATGAATCCAGCCATCATAAACTCAATTCGGTGATGGCGAATAAAAGACACTTCCGAAAAGCATTTGACTGAAATAAGCCTTCTTCCTGACCTGATAAAAAGCGTAATTGTAAAGGCCGCAATAACACAAAAAATCAGTACATCTGGCTCAACGAACTGATGAATTACCGAAAACTCCAGAACGGGTGGAATAAAAAGCAGCAATATTGCCAGAAAAAGTCTGATAAAACTCAAATTCTGTATATTGTTTTTTTGTTTTATACCTAAAAAGAAAACAATACCAACTCCCCATCCAATAAGGAATATAACGATAACTGTAACTGCATAAAACAAACTTCGGGCCACATCATCAACGCCAGCCCCGACAACCCACCATGGAAAGCCATAGTAAAAGGAAGTACCCCATCCATAGAAATAAGCGCTTCCCCATCCAAGACAGCCCATATAAGCAATAAAAAGTGAAGAGTTCCTCAGTAGAGTGCTGTCATCCATACCCATATCTCTAACAATTTAAAAACATTGACTCACCTTACATAACAAAGGAGATTCCATGCAGTCAAGAGACTTCAGAGCAGGAGAAACTCATTGCACAATCGCCATCACGTTTAACGTTATGCACCGCTTTTCGGGCACAAAAAACCCGCTCTATGGCGGGCTGTAAAAATTCTTCTAACGTCAGGCATAAAACGCCCATCGTTAGGGTGAATTTACCACAGATTCCGGAAAAATCAACCTTGTTATCTGGTTACCTTTTTTAACTGCCGCTCCGCCCATGCCTCTTCAATGTCAAACCGAACCACCAGAGTGTCATGGAATTGCTTAACCGTTTTTTCCCATGACGCGCGTGTTATCTGATTTGTCACCTCACATATGGCATTAAATGCCTCCCGGTAAACGCCCCTGAGCTGAAGGGCGTTTACATGGTGTTCTTCTAAACGAATCCTGCACCTGCGAGTCGTATCAGACCTGATTGAAAGAGAAACCTTAAGTCTCCGTAATATACTGAAAAAAGAAAGCCGGAAGTGGAGTTTATCAACCGGCTTAAAATACGCTAAGAAAACCATGTGAAGAACAAGGAGCAGCGGCGTCGGATTTTTACCGATGAGTCACTGGCAGCCAAATACCATGGCCCACTGAGTGTTTCTGTGAATTGTACATCTGAAGGAACCCCTGACCACTCAGCCCCGCTGCATCACGGGATGCGCCGCTTTAAAAAGTCTACAAAACACAGAACATTCTGAAAAGTTATGGCTATCACAAAAAATTATAAAGCCTGTGGGGCTGGAATGCTTTTTTGATATTACGCAAAAACCATGCAGTTTTTTATCTGCACCTTATTTTCACTCACAGGGTGATATTCAACCACAAAAAATGTGAGGCTTTCGGCATCTCCACAACATACCGATATAAAAAGCCGGTAACAGAGTTCATTTACCGGCTTCAGGACACTCAGGATTCAGACAGATAGTATGGAATAGTCATTAGCATGACGGCGTCGGATTTTTACCGATGAGTCACTGGCTGGCTTAAACCATGACCCGCTGTGCGATTCCACGCAGTATGCGCTTGTGAAGGAGACCAGCCATTCAACCCCGCTGCGTCACGGGATGCGCCGCTGAAAAAAGTCTATTAATACAAAACGCCTGAAAACGTTACAAAAATCACAAAAATACGCCCACACAATCAGACTGTAAAATATTTTCGATTTGGCGCAAAAAAAAGCCAGCCATCCGGAGACTACTGGCAAAGACTTTCATGATGGAACCAGATTAAGTTTCGTTACAGGGTTATCCTGCACTGTTGAAAATACCCAATATTAAGAACGCTAACAATAAATGAGCGAAATATTTAAGATTTTGTTATCAAATATACCCCTGACCACTTACCTCTTTCACTGTCTGCTCAAAACGTTCTGACTCAAGCTCAACACCTAATACCCTGCGCCCCAGCGCCAGTGCTGCTTTTACTGTTGACCCCGACCCCATAAAAAAGTCCGCAACCAGGTCACCCGGACGACTGCTGGCGGTAATTATCTGACGCAACATATCCGACGGTTTTTCACATGGATGTTTGCCCGGATAATACTGCACGGGCTTGTGCGTCCAGACATCCGTATACGGAACGGCAGCCGATACGGAAAAATAACGCCGAAGAGATTTGTACTCCTCCAGCAGACTGGCATATTGCCGGTTCAGTTCACTGTATGTGCTGACCAGCTGGTGGTGCGGCTTTTCCAGTTCACCGCGCTGATGCTTCTCTTCGGCAACCCGGGCAAACAGCGCCTGTAATTTCAGATAATCGCCTTTGTTCGGCAGCTGCCACTGACTGGCACTGAACCAGTGGGAAGCCATGTTTTTCTTTCCGGTAGCTTCCGCTATCTGTTTTGACGTTATTCCCAGTGATTCACGCGCATCACGAAAGTAAGCAATCAGCGGGGCCATCACATGCTGTTTCAGTGCCCTGCCCTTCGCCTCATAGCCATCATCTTTCGGGCGATACGGTCCCTGATAATGTTCTGCAAACAAAATGCGCTCTGTGGCAGGGAAATACACCCGCAGGCTTTCCTTGTTGCACCCGTTCCAGCGTCCGGACGGCTTAGCCCAGATAATATGGTTAAGCACATTAAAGCGCTCACGCATCATGATTTCGATATCAGATGCCAGGCGATGCCCACAGAACAGGTAGAGACTTCCGGCAGGCTTCAGTAGCCGCCAGAACTGCGCCAGACACTGGTCCAGCCATTGCAGGTAATCATCGTCGCCCTTCCACTGGTTATCCCAGCCCTCAGGTTTCACTTTAAAGTATGGTGGGTCCGTGACTATCAGATCGACAGAGTTTTCAGGTAAGGTCCGGATAAATTCCAGGCAATCAGCGTTGACCAACTCACAACTGGATATTTTTACAGTATCAACCATAGATCAATAAGCACTTCTCTGATAGGCTCATTCTGCTTTTGCGCAAAGCAGATGGGCCTGAGGTTTGCTTGTGATCCCAACGCATGAGCAGATGGCTGGCAGGTGCCGCTAACACCCACCAGCCGCCCATTACCACAAATTAAAAAGCCTTCACTGCGGAAGGCGTCTGTAACAACCGAACTGATAATCTGCCAGACCCGCCATAACAAGCTGGGTCAGTATTAACTGGCAGCGTTCGCGTGAAAGGTAAGTATTCTGCGCAATTTCCCCGACGGTCGCCGGTTCGGTGACACTTAATTCATTAAATACCACTCTGGCGGTTTCGGTCATATCCTGCTGTTTTAGCATGTCTTTTTTCCTTTTCTGGTTAACGTGACATACCAATAACTCTTGTCCAAAAAGCAAGCAAGCTGAAAGACCAGTATTCGCAACCACCAGCGCGTTTAACGTACTACACCAATTTTCAGGCATAAAAAACCCGCTCGGCGGCGGGTTTTGCTTACTTTGCCATCACGTACAAAATCGGCAAAATATCAGATTTGGCAAGAAATATATGCCTTTTAATCTACTTTTGCAATACTTTTCTTTGAAAATGCCGTCTTTTGTTCTGAACGTGTTCTCATCACAAACAATAAGGCCTCACTATCCAGCCGGTGGAAAATGTCTTTCATTGCAACCCAGTGACCAGTAAATGTTTTGGACCAGTTTTTTGTTGTCACACCCGCCAGTAATGCCAGTTCCTGATATTCATAAGTTTCACGCCCAGCCAGCTCACTCTTCACATCCTGTGCCGCCAGCCAGATTAATTTTTTCAGGCGCTCCAGCGTTTTCCCTGCAATTTTTCTGGTACCGGATTGCGCCTTAAATTCATTCCACACCCACTGTGTTATCGCGATCTGATACTCCCAGCAAATACTTCCGCTGTAACACCACAACAACCAGGTTTTATGATGTTCTTCAAGAGACAGAACTGCCCGTCGCCATGATGATGTCGAAAACTCAACCTGACTTACCAGAGGAATTGACGTCCCCTTCGCCAGCGATTGTTTCCCCGGGATTGGTGGATTATCCAGCGTTATCATTTTTCCGGTCACTTCATCGCGGTACCGGATTTTTTTACGCCTGTAACGCCCTGTATCAAACATGGCATTCTCCTGCCAGGCCTCAAGCTGCCCTTTTGTTGATCCACTCAAATCGGTGGTGGCAATCATGAGTTGCTCACGAACAAACTGTAAATACTGGTTATTCATGCGCACTCCAGTTCTGTGATTTTTATCCCCAGCCGACCACCAGGAACGACCTGACCGCGCACAATATTGATTTCATCAAACTGCTCGTCGTCGATAAGCAACCCCGCATGTGTCAGTGCATCCAGTGGTGCTTTCAGAATATTGTCCAGGTCACGACGGCGCTTATCCGGTGGCTCTGCAATAATCTTTATTGCCAGCCTTCCGGACAGGTTTAATTTCAGTCGCTGCTGGCGAACAATAAGCGCCACATCACGGCGATAACGCTCACCGGCTTTTGATACAAAATATGTGCTGCCACGACGTCGCCAGTAGGTGTTCACCGTCGGCGGGTAAGGCAAAACAAACTCTATACGCATCAGTAACCTCTTTTACCCAAGCACGCCGGTTGCAAAGGCGTGATCAAGAAAACGAAAAATTAAATCAACCTGGGAACCATGCTTTTCTTCGAACGCCAGCGGATCCGCATGAAGTTCGTTGTGATGTTCCCGACACAACGGTAGCGTGAAAATATCGTGGGCCTTTGTTCCCATCCCTCCCTGACTGTGACCAATCAGGTGATGGGGATCGTCGGCTGGCTGACAACAACACGCACACGGCTGTGTCTTCACCCAGCGTGTGTATTTCTCATTTATCCAACGGCGACGTTTAGGTCGCCTCATGAAAGATTCCGGGGACTCAGGATCAACGGCGATGCTTACCACCGCCTTTTCCTGTGGTGGGTTCTGTTGCTGGTGGGCGTGAGGTGGTAGCGCAATATTTTTTGTGCGCTGCTTCAGTATGCTGGTAGCTGTCTGCTCTCCCGGTATGATGTCGCTTTCGCGGTATACTGAGCGGATTTTTTCACCCGGAAGCTTCAGGATTCGACGCGCCATATTTTCGGTCATGGCATCCACTACATCATTTACAGCAGCCCAGCAGTACAATTCAGCCAGCGATAATTCCCGCTCCTGCACACCGCTTATTGCGTGACGGATGACGTCAATCATCCATGCTGTCAGGTTTTGATGAGCAAGTTGCCCGAGCGACTCGGAAGTCTGGTCACGCAGCTGGTTGTCGCAGTGCCAGCACAATACCATCGCGCCGGTACCGTAGCGATGTATGACGGTTTCACTGTGATGGTAGTCACCATGAGGCCACTGGCAGGATTTAACATGACGCAGGAGCCAGTCAGACAGTGAACCAGCACCGCCAGCAGCACGAATTACCCGTTCGTCACTGAAAAATGGCAGTAATGATTTATCCTCCGCCAGCGGCTGGCGAACGGCAGGAACGACTCCAGACGGCAGACCGCGCATGCTTTTCGGTTCCGGCTCCACCAGCACTCGAGGGTTATGAAATACCTGCATGGATTCACGGCCAGGTTTAAGGATCACCAGCCCAAGTTCCGGTACATGAACAGGTCGAAGCAATACCCGCACGTTACCTCCAGATGCGTTGCTGGAATGTGCGGGACGGACGCGGTGGGCGTTCGGAATAAGGGAGTCTGACGTAGATTATCCAGCGACGATAATCGAGGGTGAGGGCTTTCCTAAACTCATACCCACGTCTGCGGTAGTTCTGAATCAGCCATTCGGCCTGTTCTTCAGTGCATGGGTCATGCCGGTACCAGTCATATTTGAATGCATGAGAACGCCGCCTGTGCCTGCTGGCAAAGACGGCAGAATCATCAGAATTGTGTAATTTGGTATCTTGCGCCATCGGTTGTCTCTGCTGGCGCAGCAGGTGCCAGTTGTTCAGGCTGGCGTGCGGCAATATTGTCTCTGATTTCTGTTGTCGTCAACAGGCAGCGTGCTATCATCGAATAGTGTTCTATCCTACTCCGTGAGGTTTACCATGCGTACAACCCAACAATTCAGCATTACATTAACTAACGAGATGGCTGACATGGTGCGCGCCCGTGTGGCTTCCGGTGCCTATGCTTCAGAAAGCGAGGTCATTCGTGAAGGGCTTCGCGCACTGAATGAGCGCGATAAAGCAATCGAAGCGTGGTTAACGCATTCAGCCGCCCCCTCTCTTGATTCTATCCGCGAAAATCCAAACAACGGACGCTCCATTTCACAGGTTCGCGCCGCGATTCGATCCGGGAAGTAATCTGCATGACATATGAAGTCATCATTACTCCTGAGGCCGAACAACAAATAATCAACCTGCACAGATATATAACGGAGAAAGCAGGGAACGTCATTGCTGACAATTATGCCAATGCGCTTCTTGATTATCTTGATGGGTTTTCTACATTCCCGCATCGGGGCAATAAACGCGATGATATTCGCCATGGGATGCGGGTAACTCATTTCCGCCACAGAACGATTATTGCTTTTGCCGTTGATGGCAGAAAAGTCTTTATTGTCGGTATCTATCATGGTGGGCAAAGTTATGAAACCGATTTCTTATAAACTTTTACCCACATCATTCCGGTGTTAGAATAAACCGTCCGCCCCCTCTCTTACTGGCGGATTCGTAGGCTATATAAATCAAAGATCCCGGCTCATGTTTGTGTCGGGATCTTTTTTCGGCGATTTATCCCCAGCGGCAAATCGAATACACCACCAGCGCCACCGCCATTGCAATTCCTGCCGTTGTGAACGCCTCAGGCCAGGTCATAGTAAAATATCCTCCGCGCTTATCAGTCCGTTTCGCTTCAGGTAGTCCATCACCTTACCCGGTAATTTACAGTCCGGCTTCACTTTCTTCAGTTGACTGACTAATTGCTTAACCAGCATGGTTAATTCGCTAACCTGATTGCCGGATGCTGGTGGATTGTCAGCTTTACCCAGAATGGCAGCACAGCAGGCCTCTTTGAGTACCCAATCAACAGCATCTTTCCATGCTCCTGTTTCGGCTGGCGGATTCTCACGCTTTACCTGTTCATAGAAGCATACCGCTTTAACAAGCCCTTCAGGCACTACCGGCACAGGTGGGGCAGCGAATAGTGGTTCAGGTGTTATCTCCGCACGTTTTGCGTATGCTTCAACAGTGTCAGGATTAAACAGGATTATGTTTTCGCCACATTTCCACGCTATCGGTTCCGCTTCGAGCGATGCCAGTGCAATTTTGAATAACTCGCCCTCTACCTGTGCCATCTCTGAATTGGGGTGGCATTTCGCAATCGCTATTTTTAATTTCGCTTCTTCGATTAATTGTTCTTTGGTTAATTCAGTCATTTCAGTTTTCCTTATATGGATTAATTTTATTGTGCAGTGTGTTGAACGGGACCCATACCACGTCGTTATACAATTCAATAACGGGCTCAATTATTTTCCCGATAAACCAGACCAGTAATAGCGGGGGTGTCGGTATCATCAACACGATAAACAGAATGAGAAACAAAAATTCTGTCGCTCTACTTTTTCGCGGATATTCTTTTCTGAATGATGTGGTCATTCATTACCACCCTTTCGGGCGGCCTCCTGATGATTTGAGGGTGCAGAAATCCCTCCGGTTAAGGATTAAATTTTATTTACAGAACTGAATTTAATTATTCAGATATACGTATCTGTAACCCTACGAACCTACTCACTGGATGCCTATTTCATAAAAATAATCCAGTGAGTTTTATCGTTTTTTCCTGTTCGTTGACCGATAACAGGTTTTCTGTCGGTCAGTGCCAATATCTGGCGAACAGGTATTTGCGTTTCATTCCATTTGAAAATCAGAACGCCGTATGGCTGCAACACACGAAAGGCTTCTTTAAATCCCTGCCGCAAATCATCACGCCAGGTATCTTTATTTAGCCGTCCATATTTCTTTCCCATCCAGGCGTTATCACCAACACGCTCAAGATGCGGAGGGTCGAATACAACCATCGAAAAAGATGCGTCTGCAAAAGGTAGTGCACGAAAATATGCTATCAGGTCAGGGCTAATTATCAGCCGTCGTCCATCACACAATGTGTGCTCTTCTTTTCTGATATCGCTAAATATCGCCCGGTCGTCATTCTTATCGAACCAGAACATACGACTGCCACAGGACATATCAAGAATGGTTGCCGATTCGCTCACTGTTTACCTCCTGCAACGCTACACGATACGCCTTCTTTATCCACGCTGTACTGCCATATAACTTCGTCTTCATAATAAACACACCTGCACGACTCGCCGATATCCCCGGACAGGCTAACAGCACTGCATCCACCACACGGTTATGCTTCCGGAACTCCATTACAGTACTGCTGATAACCACCTGCCCCACCGGGCCGTAATCCTGATACAGGATTTTCACGCAGACACCCTCCTGTCGAAATAAACGTAGTTATTCACTGTGCGCAACGGCATTCCGAATTTTCTGGCGATTTCTCTCCTGGACACACCACGCTGATGCAGTTGTCGCGCCAGCTCAATATCACTCTGTGGATATTTTGCTGACTGGTGAAAATCACCCCGCAGAATCAGACTTATTCCCATCTCCCGGGCTTTCGTCCTGACCGCCGCCTCACTACGGCCAATCAGACTGCCGATGCTTTTTACCTTCATTGTTCCCGCGCACTGCCGAAGAATAAGGATTTCAGCCCGCACCCAGCCACGCCATCTCACTTCACATCCTCTCTGGAACAATTCATCTGCCGTATAATATCCCGGTACTTGTTCAGCTCCCGCAGCGCGGCGCAGACACGCTCCCACTTCCGGACATGATTTTTCGCCCGACGCAGTTTGCGGTTTGCCATATGCAGTGATGGTAAAACCAGGTCATCAGCTCGTGTTTCAGTGAACGATGGCAGCGACTGCACAATGTCCGCTACAGTTTCTGTTTTAATATTTTCCTGTGTTGCAGCCTCCTGTACTGGTAACGCAACACCCGCTGGCTGAGGAAAGGCTTTACCATCAGTTTCCGCTACCGATGCGGCTTTCGGCTCTGCTGGTAAATTATCGCCCGGCAGGCAGTAACGAAATTTACCGTTCTGGTTTACGCGTGCCAGGCGCCCCGTTGCGGTTACCACCGCCAGCGTGGAAGCAACCTTGCGAGTACTGACACCGAACTTACCCGCCAGTTCCTCACACGTTTTAGCCCCATCCTGACAGATAAACTCAATCATCATGTCCGCGGTAACTTTTCGTTCGACCGCCCTGGTTAGCACATCCGGTACTTCAGATTGTGCTGGCTGCTCTTCAGTTACCCCGGATTCACCTTCGCCAGCCAGAAACCAGGTGTGACCAGTTTTATCAACAACGCCATTTCTTTTGAGTTCCCACAGTTCGTTCAGTACTTCTTCACGACTGATATCAAGTCGCGCAGCCAGCTCTACCGATGTGGCCTTTCCCATCGCTTTCAGTGCGTCAAAAACAGTCTCCATAAGTTTCCTCCCGGTAAAAATTACTTCTCAACTCAAACAAACCCAGCCGCTTTCCGGCGTTCATGCTCCTGTTTCAGCAACTCAATTGGCGTTGGCCCCGACGGGCGTTTGGGTGCAGCCAGTTGTCGCCGGACTGGCGGAACACTCAGCCCCATACCAACATGCTTTGCCCATTTCGCTAGTTGCCGTTCTGCAAGTCGTTTTAACTCCCTTTCGGTCATCTGGCGCTCAATCCCCTTTGAACGCATCTCAAGACAAATGTGATACAGCACAGGCTGAGTCCACGGATATTTATCGCTTCCGTCGTATCGCCAGGACTCATTGCGCCAGCGGCGGTACTCCTCCATCACAGCATCCACCGTCAGACCAAATGGGTTAGCCCCACTTTCTGAAATCAACGCCACAAACTCAGCCAGGTCCGGAGGCCATGTTTCACCCGCCCGGCAGCGGTCCATGCACTGGCGGCAGACCTGCCGGATTTGCAGCTCAGTCATCGCGCCAATCTGTGCAATCCAGAGCTTCGAAGGTGCGGCCCCGTTCTTCTGGGTCCAGCGGTTCGAATAAACCTCCCCCATGAGTTCCCACAGCTTCCAGGCCGTCTCCGACGCTGACAACCCCGTTTTCGCGTTCCCACTGCTCACGGGCAGCCCGGATTTGCTGAACTGCCCGCGATGCGGTGCCTGCTGATGGTATTCCTGCATAGTTCTCCCCCTTGCTGGCTGGTTTAACCTGCGCCCTGACGTGATTTACGTGACGGGCGAATTTCTGCTCCCACTGAATCTGCGTGAACACTTTCCCCTCCGCTGCCCAGTAGTCCCGGAAGGCGGCAAGTTCAGCAGGTGTAAATTCCGGCTCTGACAGAGCCACTCCCCACAGTGCAGCCCGTCGTCGAAAATCCAGCGCCGGATGCCAGCCATCGGTCATCGGAAATTTTCCGATGGGTTCGCTCAGGCCTTCCAGGTAATCAGGTTCCGCTGCCTGCAACGGCATACCATTCGACTCACTGGTCGGAGCACTCTCGCGCGCGTTATGTGTGGGGTTTAATTCTTTATCTGTATCTTTATCTGTCGTGACTCGTCGTGACATGTCGTGACATATGCGTGACTCGTCGTGGCACGCCTCATTCTGTTTTCGTAATTTTTCCCTCTCGCGCTGCGCTCTCTTGCGCTCTGCCGGGGATTTCGCGGTTTGAGAAACGTTACCGTTGTCCTCTTTCAGTACCTGGCGTTTTTCCCATCCAGTGATTAAATCTCCATCAAGTACCCGCCCCTGCATTGCCTGTAAAATTGAATCAATTACTTCTTCCGTCACATCAAGCGCACTTGCTAAATCTTCCGTCGTGACATCAATGTGACCACGTAGTGACACGCCGTGACATGTAGTGACATTTCGTGACGCGCTCACCAGAAGGTGGATATACACAGCCATCACTGTTGCGATTGGCTGTCCTGACACCCTGGAAATTGTTCGCCACTTAGGATCATTTGGCATGTCATGCCATAATCTGAGCCAGGCGTTAGCCATACTCACCTCTTCTGATACCGAATCTTTTTACTCACGAGTTTCCGGAAGCGATCCGGTATGAATATTGTCAGTCAATGCACAACCACAATATTTCCCACCGGACCACCACGATTCATCTGATCGAACAGAACGATCGCTGATGCAACGAGCTCATCTATATCTTTCATCAGCCGATCCCGTCGCTCGACAAGCTCCCGGTGATATTCCGAACTGTGGCTGCGCATCCAGGCCACGAGCGGAGGTGGCATTGCCCTTTCGATCGCCGGTAACAACGCCTGAATTTTTTCAACAGCATCAGGGGTGTCTTTCTTCACCCAGCGGAAAATTTTCTGGGTATTGCGAGCCAGGGCTTCCGGATGGCTGTCGTCGTACAGTTCAGGAAACGTCAGCCCCAACTCAAAATAAGCCCGGGTTATTTCAGCTGCCGGAACTTTTTCGCCATCCGGATGTGCCCAGGCATTCATCGCCATGCGGATGTGTTCATGCTTGATTTTCATGAATCAACTCCCAACAGCTTTTTCGTAGTAGTTTTATTTCTGCCAATAGTTAAAATTGCATCGGCAGAAAATAATCCGTTTGATGCATGAGCGATTTTTTCAGCGTAATTTGTTTCGCCGGTATATTCAGTGCGAGGCAATTTTCCGTTATCCATCCATTTGTAGATTGCTCTTTGGCTGACACCACAAACGTCGGCCACAACAGAAACGCGAACAGTTTTGATTACATCTTCAAGTGTTTTCTGGTTCATATCACCCTCACAATGTGAACTTTGAGTACATGCTATAACAGAACTGACAGTACATTCAAGAGCGAATATCATTGAACTTATGGTTCATGAAGATAAAGCGCGTAAAGAGTTCGCCAGTAGGCTTGCGCTAGCCTGTGAAAACGCTGGTTATGAACAACATGGAAGGCAGGCAGAAATTGCCCGTCGAATGAAATTAACACCAAAAGCGGTTAGCAAATGGTTTAATGGCGAAACAATTCCTCGCCGAGAGAAATTAAGGGAATTAGCAACACTCATTGGAACAACACCAACCTATCTTTTGGGAGAGGATACAGAAGAAAGTGGACAGGTACGTTTCTATCAGGAGTTAAATCCAAGACAAAAAATCATCATTGATCTTCTGGACGAGCTCCCTGACAGTGAGACAGATGAACTTTTAAAAACTCTTGAGGAGAAAAAACAGAAGTACAATGCAATTTACGAAGAGTTAGCACGAAAGAAAAAACAAAAAGCCTCTTAAACCAGCATAAATCCGGTAGCGTCCCCCTCCGGGTTTGTGCTTCACTTTTTCCCATCTCATTTTTTTACACATAAAATGTACTTAAAGTACTTTACAACACTGAACACAAAGTACATTATATACATACCAACCCACCCCGCCCCACAGAACGCAGGGCAATACTTCGAGTTACCAGGCAGTGGTCAGGGGGTAAGTAGCCAGCCCGAGGCGTATGAACATGACGGCAGGGTTCAACTTTAACTATGCAGCAGGTTTTTGTTCCGCTACCCCGGCGTTAAGGGGAAATGAGGTCAGCATGGATACTATCGTTCCTGGCAACAACGAGTCTCTGGTGTACGGCGTGTTCCCAAACCAGGACGGCACGTTCACCGCGATGACGTATACCAAAAGCAAAACGTTTAAAACCGAAACTGGCGCGCGTCGCTGGTTAGCCAGAAAAACTGACTGATGAGGTTGACGATGGAATTTAAAGATTTACCTCCAGACACTCAGAAAATCGCCGCAGAAACACTGAAATCTCTCATTTTGGACGGTGGGACAGAAAAGGTAGAGCCAGCTAAAAAACTGGCTCAAGAAATCAGAGAAGCCTTTATTGCTCTTTATCAGTCTTCTCCATAGCGGCTTGTTTTTCTTCTTTCAATATATTGTGAATTGTAATAACTGAATTGGCCGCCTCTGAAGGGGATGACATTTTGCCAGCCCGAATTAACTCAACTGTTAAGTTCAAAGCTGCAACAGATGGATAGGTAAATGGGTTAATTAACTTGTCTGACATTTTATCCTCCATTGAGGTTCTGGGTTGAAAATGGAGACCAACACGCTGCTACGTGTGGTCGTGCGCCGGACACGGATAAGCATCCGGCATGTTCTTTAACAATCTGGATATCCACAACAGCAATAACCTACGGATTACTGCCCAGTGTTCTCGCTATCTCATCAAAAGACAGCGGTATGTAATCCGGATTTTTGTTCATCAGAAACTTGTTTTCACAGTGGAGACACTTACTTTCATGAAAAGGCGCATCTTCGCTAACCGGGAATGGCTGGAGTATAGATACTGTCTTTTGTCCAAAACATTTTGGACAAAGATGCATAGTAACAGTGCCTCCATTCACCGTTTCCTCCTTCGAGTATACAAAAGCACCCGATTCGAGTTGGTTAAGAACATAACCTTCAGTCTGAATCTGAAAGTTTTCGAATTCTGCAATTTTTGCTTTGAGAAGCATTATCTCTTCGTTACGAAGACGGATCGCATCACCAAGAGAGAAGCACTCCGCCTGAAGCGTGATTAGTTTGTTCTGAAGTTCAATAGTTGCGGCTTTAACTTCTGCATCCGTTTTTGCGTCATTAATAACCTTTGCGAGACCAGCTGTCTCCTTTATCGCAGCCATAGCCGCTGACAGTTCTGCTATCACGTTGAGCACTCTTCTCGTTGTTGGGGTATCCGGATTATACAAATTTCTTGTTGTTGGGGAATGACAGGAACCACCTCGCCTGACGTGGTTAAAAGCAGGCACATAACACGAAAGCGCACGGCGAAGTTCTTCTGTCTGTACGGTGTCGTTAAATTTAATTCGACCGTGCACTTCCGGTTGTGGCACTCCGCGAAATGGCGCGGCGGTAAGTATGGCGGGGTTATTCGTTCCCGTTGAAGACACCGGGTTGTCAGGTTGACCATACGCTTAAGTGACAACCCCGCTGCAACACTCCATGTGAAGTAGCTTTGGCGGGTATCCGTTTTGTTTTCCCCGTGATACCCGCCCTTTTTAAAGTGAATTTTGTGATGCGGTGAATGCGGCTATGCGCACGCGGAACAGTTAAAACAGTGATGGGGCCTTTTACTGGCGTAACGGGAATCCTTCTGTATTCCGGCGTTAATTGTTAACTGGTTAACGTCACCTGGAGGCACCAGGCACCGCATCAACAAAGTTCACTTCGGTGATGAAAGGTAGAGAAAATGTTGAATGTAGCTATTGAAAACCAGAACGGGTGGAATTATAGTGCACCTGCACCTTATAAAACGGGTGCCGGGCGTGGAAACCCGATGTTCACTAGAGCGCATAACCGCGCCAAAGCGGTTTTTTTATGCGCTAAGCACAGCCTCATTCGCATTATGGTGGGGCGTGCAGGGCAGCCGAAAGGCTGGCCGGGTTCTCTAGTGACCGGTATTTCCACCCCTGTACGTCTCACCACCTTTATGGTCGTGGAAAGCCATGGTGGTGAGTTAACTAACTTATCACTAGAGGCTGCCATCATGGCTACTATCCCTACCCTTTCTCACCCTTGTGTAACCGTAGAAAATGGTCGTGCCGTCACCACGTCTGTCGCCATCGCGGAATTCTTCCGCAAAATGCATAAAGATGTTCTGAAAAAAATCGACAACTTGGAATGCTCACAGAAATTTAGCGAGCGCAATTTTGCGCCCGCCGAATATATTGATGAGCAAGGCAAAAAACGCCCAATGTACCAAATCACCAAAAACGGCTTCGTTTTCCTGGTGATGGGCTTCACCGGCAAAAAAGCAGCTGCATTCAAGGAAGCCTACATTGCTGAGTTCGATCGCATGGAGGAAGAACTGCGCCAGAATAACGCCCCGTCTCCCGACAAAATGATTCACGGGGACGGACGCACCCTGGTTATCCGTCTCGACGAACACGGCAATATCAAATTCACTGAAACCGTTCCTGACGGCGCAATGGTCTGCACCCTGGATACCTTCCAGTTTTATCTGGAGAAACAAGGCTGGACTCTTGTAAACCGGAGTGCAATTAAAAATATGACTGTGGAGCAATTACTAAAAATTCATTGTTGAGGACGCGATAATGGAAACGTTATTACCGAACGTTAATACGTCTGAAGGATGTTTTAATATTGGTGTTCTGCTCAGTAACCGGGAGTTTACTGAAGATGCCATTAAGATGAGAAAATATGAGCCTTATCTTCTCAATGATAATTCCATACTTTCCAGAATTGCTCTTCTTGAACTCGGTATTTTCGGAGAGAACCTGTGAACACATTATTCGCACTCGTTCTGACTGTATATATCAATACTGGCGAGTCGCTTGATGTAATCACCGGCATGTACAACTCAATGAAGGAATGCATGGCTGCCGCAGAAGAACAAAAAATTCCCGGTAACTGTTATCCGGTTGATAAGGTGATTCATCAGAACAATAAAGAAATCCCCGCAGGTCTTTAAAACAGACCCGTAAAAATATCCGGTTTCATTTTTATATGTCAGCAATGTCAGGGATTTGTTCACCCTTAAATCTGTAATGAGGTAAAACAAAATGAGTAAAGTCTTTATTTGCGCCGCCATTCCGGACGAACAGGCGATAAAGGAAGAAGGTGCAGTTGCTGTAGCCACTGCCATTGAAGCCGGCGACGAACGCCGCGCCCGCGCAAAATTTCACTGGCAATTCCTGGAACAATATCCGGCCGCTCAGGACTGCGCTTATAAATTTCTTGTCTGCGAGGATAAACCCGGTATACCCCGCCCTGCCCTCGATTCCTGGGATGCTGAATATATGCAGGAAAACCGCTGGGATGAGGCGTCCGCTTCCTTTGTTCCGGTCGAGACTGAATCCGATCCGATGAACGTCACTTTTGACAACCTGGCCCCTGAAGTACAGAACGCTGTCATGGTTAAGTTCGACACATGTGAAAACATCACTGTTGATATGGTGATTAGCGCACAGGAATTGTTGCAGGAAGACATGGCAACATTCGACGGCCATATCGTTGAAGCGTTGATGAAAATGCCAGAAGTTAACGCCATGTATCCGGAGCTTAAGCTGCATGCCATCGGGTGGGTTAAGCATAAATGTAAGCCTGGTGCCAAATGGCCCGAAATTCAGGCAGAGATGCGCATCTGGAAAAAACGTCGCGAAGGTGAACGCAAGGAAACCGGAAAATACACGTCTGTTGTTGATCTCGCCCGCGCCAGAGCCAATCAACAGCACACTGAAAGTTCAACAGGAAAAATCAACCCGGTCATTGCTGCCACTCATCGCGAATACAAGCAGACATGGAAAGCACTGGATGACGAACTGGCCTACGCTCTCTGGCCTGGTGATGTGGATGCCGGAAACATTGACGGCAGCATCCATCGCTGGGCAAAAAATGAAGTTATCGACAACGACCGCGAAGACTGGAAGCGTATCTCGGCATCAATGCGCAAACAGCCTGATGCCCTTCGCTACGACCGCCAGACTATTTTTGGCCTTGTCCGTGAACGTCCGATCGACATTCACAAAGACCCTGTGGCACTGAACAAATACATTACTGAATACCTGACTACAAAGGGCGTGTTTGAAGATGAAGGAAGAAATCAGAGCGCAACTGATACTCTCTCGTCGCCAGTACCAGAAACTGATGCAGTGGAAACGGCAATTCCGGACAACGAAAAAACCGAATGCAAAGTGGAAGTCGAACCATCTGTAGAGCGTGAGGGGCCGTTCTACTTCCTCTTCACCGACAAGGATGGCGAAAAATACGGTCGCGCAAACAAACTTTCTGGTCTGGATAAGGCACTGGCTGCCGGGGCTACTGAAATCATGAAAGAAGAATATTTCGCCCGCAAAAACGGTACATACTCAGGTTCACAACAAAATACTGGTGCATCTGACACGACCGCACAACCAGGGCCGGTAAAAGTCACCGCTGACGAAGTAAACAAAATTATGCAGGCAGCCAATATCAGCCAGCCTGACGCCGATGAACTGCTTGCAATATCACGTGGTGAATTTGTTGCAGGGATTAGCGATCCAAATGATCCGAAATGGGTGAAGGGGATTGAAACCCGCGATTCTGTGAACCAGAACCAGCAAGAAACGGAACAGAACGACCAGAAAGCGGAACAAAACAGCCCAAATACGCAACAAAACGAGCCAGAAACGAAACAACCTGAACCAGTAGTGCAACAGGAACCGGAAAAGATCTGCACCGCCTGCGGTCAGAGCGGTGGCGGCAACTGCCCTGATTGTGGTGCGGTGATGGGCGACGCAACATACCAGGAAACATTCGATGACAAGAACCAGGTTGAAGTTCAGGAAGACGATTCGGAGAAAATGGAAGGCGCTGAACATCCACACAAGGAGAATGCTGGCAGCGCTCAGGACCACGTCAGCGATAGTGAAACTGGCGAGACGTCAGATCCCTTAATTACGGTGAACGGTCATCACGTTATCACATCCACCAGCAGGACGTGTGACCATCTAATGATCGACCTTGAAACCATGGGAAAAAATCCTGATGCCCCGATTATCTCAATAGGTGCAATATTTTTCGATCCGCAAACCGGAGATATGGGACCGGAATTTAGTAAGACTATCGATCTGGAAACTGCTGGCGGAGTCATTGATCGTGACACCATTAAATGGTGGCTTAAGCAATCACGCGAGGCGCAATCTGCCATTATGACCGATGAAATCCCGTTAGATGATGCACTACTGCAATTGCGGGAATTTATCGCCGAAAACTCCGGTGAGTTTTTTGTTCAGATCTGGGGAAATGGAGCCAACTTCGACAACACGATTTTACGCCGTTCATACGAACGGCAGGGGATCCCCTGCCCGTGGCGTTACTACAACGATCGCGATGTACGCACAATCGTTGAGCTGGGGAAAGCCATAGACTTCGATGCCAGAACTGCTATCCCATTCGAAGGTGAGCGCCATAATGCACTTGATGACGCTCGTTACCAAGCAAAATACGTTTCAGCTATCTGGCAAAAACTGATCCCGAGTCAGGCTGATTTTTAATGTTCAACCCCGGTCGTCGCCCACCAGCTATAGTGGCGGCGACCATGATTAGCGAACGACGCTCATGGCAAGACTTATTCTGCTCACTGAGTGGGCAAAAGAGGAATTCAGCGATCCGGTCCCTACTCCGGGCACGTTAAGTAAATACGCTAAAGCCGGAATGATATTTCCTCTCCCCAAAAAAGTTGGAAGACACTGGCGAGTGGATCCGCGAGCTCGCTTTGTCGGAATGGTAAACAAGCCGGAGGTGATCGCCACAGATCATCCTGCTTTGAAGAGGATACTGGAAGATGGCGCGCCCGCGAAAATATAAAACCGATGTTCCGGGATTATCTCCATATTTTGACAAAAGAAATAACAAAGTTTACTGGCGTTACAGGCATCCCATAACAGGCAAAAATCACGGTCTCGGCAGTATTGACCAGAAACTGGCAGAAACTATTGCAGCAGAAGCGAACAGCCGTCTTGCCAGGCAGCAAATGGAACAAATGCTCAGTCTGCAGGAGAAAATTATTAATGATACCGGCGGTTCATCAACTGTTTCCATTTTTCTGAATAATTACAGAAAAATTCAACAGGAAAGATATGAAAACGGAGAGATCAAACTCAACACGCTGAAACAAAAAGCGGCCCCTCTCAGGGTATTTGATGAACGTTTTGGCACCAGACCGTTAGATGCCATAACCGTAAAAGATGTGGTATCGGTGCTGGAAGAGTACAAGGCCAGAGGACATAACAGAATGGGACAAATTTTCAGGAAGGTGCTGATCGATGTTTTCCGGGAAGCTCAGCAAACAGGCGATGTCCCGCCAGGCTTTAACCCTGCAGAATCGGCAAAAAAACCGCAGGTGCGGATATCAAGACAGCGACTGACTTTTGATGAGTGGATGATGATTTATAACGCAGCGGAAAAGGATGGTTACTTTTTACAGCGCGGCATGCTGCTGGCACTGGTGACAGGCCAGCGCCTTTCAGATATTTGCAAAATGCAATTTTCGGATATCCGGGATGGTTATCTTCATGTCGAACAGCAAAAAACAGGAACCCGGATTGCCATCCCTCTGGTTCTGCGTTGCGATAAATTAAATCTCACCCTGGATGATGTGGTGTCATCCTGTCGCGATTGCGTTCTTAGTCCGTGGCTATTGCACCATCATCACGCGAAAGGGACAGCTAAGCGCGGCGGGATGGTTAAGCCAGCAACGTTAACCGTTGCATTTAAAAAAGCGCGGGATTCTGTGGATTACAACTGGCGTGCTAATGGCACCCCACCCTCTTTCCATGAGCAGAGATCTTTATCGGAGCGATTGTTCAGAGAGCAGGGAATTGATACCCAAATTTTGCTAGGTCATTCGAATCAAAAAATGACTGATATTTACAACGATGCACGCGGTAAGGAGTGGAAAAAACTGGTCATTTGA